GCGTGCCCTTATAAACGCTGACGCTGGACGTCGTGGCGGTGCACCATGTCCAGATTAGTTGGCGGAGCGAAGGCGCGCACCGTTTTGGATCCATTGCCAATGAAACGGTTCCCGAGAGATCCAGCGGCGCGCATCATCAAATGGATTGAAACATTCATCGTCGTGCCGCGTGGTTTTGGTGCACGGTCACCGATGAACTTGGCTCCGTTTCAACGCGACTTGATTCGTGACATTTTCGGCAACGATGAGGTTCGCAGCGCATTGGTGAGCCTGCCTCGAGGCAACGGGAAAACAAGTCTCGCGGCGGCGTTGGCGTTGTACGCATTGCTCGATGAATCGACTCCGGATCCGGAAGTGATTTGCGTTGCCTCGGATTATTCGACGGCGGAAATTTTGTTGCGTACTTGTCGGCGCATGGTGGAACTCAATCCGGAACTCGCGTCGCGTTGTGTGATCTACAAAGACCGCATCGAAGCACCGTTGACGTCGGGAGTTTTGCGGGCGTTGCCATCGATCGAGTCGGCACTTCATGGGCGTTCCCCGAGTCTGCTCATTTTGGACGAAATGCACCTCGTCAGTCCAGAGATTTGGGAAGCGTGCAACACCGCATCGGGTAAGCGCGAACGCTCCAAAATCGTCGCTATTTCGACGCCTGCAACGCGTCGGGAAGGTGTCATGTGGGATTTGGTGCAACTCGGCAGGAATGGCACGGATTCGACCTTCAAATTCACGGAATACGCCGCCCCATCTGGATGCGCAATTGATGATGAATCCGCGTGGCTTATCGCGAACCCAGGAATTGCCGCCGGAATTCTTTCCATCGACGGACTACGGTCAACACTCAAGACGACGCGGCCGGCACGGTTCCGGCAACTCAGACTCGGCCAATGGGCAGATTCTGACGAGTCATGGATTGCGTTCGATTCGTGGATGAAACTCACCGACGCCGATCGAGTCATTGCACAGGGCGAACGTGTTGTCCTCGGTTTTGACGGAAGCCAGTCGAACGACGCCACCGTGTTGGCAATGTGCACGGTTCCCGAAGATCCCGAGGACGTGCCGCATATCGCCATCCGCGCCATTTGGAAACGTGACCGGCAGGATCCCAATTGGCAGGTTCCACGCGATGAGGTCGATTCGGTCATTCGGCAAACGATGGCCGAATTCAATGTCGAAGCGTTATGCGCGGATCCATTTTTTTGGCAATCCGAAATCCAGCGTTGGGATAACGAATTCGGGAATGTTTTGTCATGGGCGACGTCATCGCCGCAGCGCATGGCGAAAGCATCGGATCGATTTTTTGCAAATTACAAATCCGCGAAATTGACGCATGACGGCAATGAAACTCTCGCCCTACATGCGACGAACGCAACTCTCAGGGATACGCCGCACGGCGTCGTTCCTGTCAAAAAAGGAAAGAACTCGCAAGAGAAAATCGACGCGCTCATTGCGTCAATCATCGCCCACGATTACGCCATGACCGTGGCGAATCAACCAAAGAAAAAACAACAAATGACAGGAGTCATATTCGTATGAAAACACAAGATGAATACCGTCAATTTTTGACGATGAAACTAATGCGGCAACGTTCAGCGGCAACGAAAGCGAACGCCTACTATTCGGGAACTCAATCCCTGCAATTCCTTGATCCTGAAATTGCTCGGATGATGAATGGGCGCCTTGCGACTCTAAACATCAATTTCGCACGTCTGGCCGTTGACACTCTGGAATCACGAATTCAAGTTTCCGGATTCGCGACAACTCCAGGCGGCGCGTCTGATGCCGCGTTGTGGGAGTTGTGGCAGGCGTCCAACATGGATGAGCAGAGCCAGCAGGCTCACCTCGATGCGCTGATTTTCGGTCGAGCCTTTTATCTGGCATGGGTAGGTGCTGACGGTAGGCCAACTCTCTCAGCAGAGTCGCCGCTCCAATGCGCGGTGCACCGTGACCCTGTCACTCGGGAGACAACGGCAGCAATCAAGCAATGGCGTGACGATGAGGGATACACCCATGCGCTGCTATTTACGCAGGGGGAGATCTCCGAATTCATATCGAGTTCACAATTCACCCTCGATCCAATGTTCACAACTCAACCGGCAACATACGGCGAAGCCTTCAACCTAGTTCGAACCGACGTGAATCCTCTCGGCATCGTGCCAATGGTGGCGCTGGTCAATCGTCCACGATTGCAAGCACCTGACGGCGAATCGGAGTTGATGGATCTCATGCCGCTACTTGACGGCATTTCCAAACTCGCGACCGATCTCATGGTGTCCAGCGAATACTCGGCATCACCGCGCCGCTATGTGACAGGCATCGCGCCAACGGACGCAACTCAGGCGCAAATGGATGAACTCGCGGACACAATCAAAAATCGTTGGGAGCGTGCTCATGCCGCGAAATTTTTGATTGCTCCAAGTGCGGAGACAAAGTTCGGGCAGTTCGAAACGCCAACTCTGCAAAACTACATCGGGGCAATTGAAATGATGTCGGCGCAAATCGCTGCGATTGCATCATTGCCGCCCCAATACTTGTCGCTGCTCAATTCGAATCCGACAAGTGCCGACGCCATACGTTCGAGCGAATCCAGATTGACAATGAAGGCGAAACGCCGCCAACAAATTTGGAGCGGCGCATACGAGGAACTCATGCGAATTGCTGTCCTCATTCGCGACGGTCAACCGGATGCACGTTTGCAAGACATGGAGACACTTTGGGTCTCAGCTGAAACAACGACAATCGCGCAAACGGCAGACGCCGAAACGAAACTATTCGCCGCTGGTGTCATTGATCAAAGAACCGCACTCGCGGCTCTGGACTATTCACCGCAAGAAATTGACCGAATTATCAACTCAACTCAAACGAATGGAGCAATCGCATGATCGAGCCAAACATTGAATCGCCAACTCCAGGAACCGAGTCGGATAACACCGACAACGTCACCGACAACGTCACCGACAACTCAAAGGAAACGGAAACGGAAGTGAATCCCGACGACAATTCCGCAACGTTTTCCGCCGACTATGTCAAAGCATTGCGCGAGGAATCGGCAGCGCACCGCATCAAAGCAAAAAGGATTGATGAAGCAAATCAACGCCTATTGCGTAGCGTCGCCGAAAGTGACGGTCGATTGGTCAACGTGGATGAACTCGGATCCACGGATGACCTACTCGACGACGACGGAATCATTGATCCGGACAAAGTTCGAGGTGCCATCGGTGCGCTCATTAGTGCGAAACCGTATCTGGCAACTCGACGTCCAACAACGGCGATTCCGCAAGGCGTACAAGGCCAAATCAGTGACATGCCATCACTATTCAATCTCGTCGCTGAACGGTCGTGAAAGAGCCTCTAGTCGGCTTCCCGTGGTACAATTGGAGCCGGCTAGAGGCCACTTCATCGCGACAACGCTTGATGCGTGACGCACATTCAAACTCTAAGAAAGTGACCTCTCATGTCTAATAACACAACGAGCAATGCGACATTGACAAAAGATCAAGTCGAATCCCTGCTCATCATGCCGCTACAACAGGCATCCACTTACATGGCGCAAGGCTTCCCAATGTTTGTCAGTAACGGCGAACCGATCAAGGTTCCAAGTCTGTCAACAATGGGCACGCCGACATATGTCGCGGAAGGCTCAGCGATTCCGGAAGTATCCGCAAGCACTTCCGAAATCGAACTCCTACCGAGCGATGTTCACTCCGTGAAGATCATCACTCGCGTATCACGCGAACTCATGCGCCAAAGTGTCGTCAACGTGGACAACGCGTTTTCCATGAAAATGGTTTCCGATGTTGCACGCGTACTCGACGCCGCAATGTGGAACGGTGCAGGAACCGCAGGCGCTCCGCTAGGAATCGCCAAATTTGCGGGCGTTACAAGTGCAGGAACCGCCGCCGGAACCGTGACCGCTGACACCCTGTACGACATGCAGGAACTCGCGTTTGATGCTCACGTCGATTTCAGTCGTGCGCGTTGGGCGATGTCTCCCAAGAACCTCACCCGTGTGCGAAAGCTTGAGGATTCAACAGGGCAAAAGTTCCTCGCGCCGAGTCTGGCTTCCGGTGTGCCGGCAACCCTTCTCGGATCCGGCTACACCGTCACCACGCATTTGCCGGACGATGTCATTTTGTTTTTTGATCCGGCGCAAGTCGCCATCGGAATGGATGACCGTGCATCCGTGACGATTCTGGATCAAACGTTCGCTGAATACGACGAAGTCGGACTCCGCGTGACGGCTCGATATGACACCGCCCCACTCAATGCAACGGCGGTCGTGAAACTCTCAGGCGTAACCGCTTGAGGTGCTAAGGAAATGGCAGGCTGGCTCCGC